TGAAAGAAGCTGATCCAGTGAGAGAAGAGGCTGAAACATTAGATAGTATCCTTGGAGCTTCTGAAGAAGTGACTGAAGAACCAAAAAAAGAGGTTATCAACCAGGAGTTGACAACCACAGATACAAAATACCCAGCAGATGAGATCCCAGATTTTGACCAAGAAACGGGCGAAGTAATCAACCAAGAGCCAGAAAATGGTCAAATGGACATGCTAGAAGGGGAGGATTTCTAGAATGACTGAAGAATTGAAAGATGTAACAGATAGCCTAGAACTCGTTCCAGTGACGGATTTAAAAGTCGGATTTGTCCTGAAAGCGGCTGAAATCGAAATCCAAGGAAAAGAGGTTTTGGAACAAGCTTTAGCAGCATATCAAAAGAAATACGCTGGCTATATCGTGACAGAAGAAACTTTGTCAGATGACACCAAGGTTAAAGACGAATTGGGACGAGTGCAACGTCAGATTGAGCAAGAACTCAAAAACCAACTAAAAGACTACTCTAATCCGTTGGACGAAGTGAAAGCGTGGGTTAATGCTGTACTAGACCCTATCAAAACTTTGCAGTCTGACATCAAAAATCAGATTAAAGAATTTGAAGAGAGAGCGACAGAAGCTCGCAAGGAAACAGTCAGAGAAGCTTTTGAATCTGCAATCGCAGATAGCGGAGTTGATCTCGATATCAAGCTGTTTGCTATTTACTTTGACGATTTTAGCAAGAAAAAGTGTTTCATGGCTGACAATGTGCGGATCAATCAAGCAACTTCTAAAATAATCGCTGATTTGGTCGCAGAAGAAGCGACAAAGAAGCAACAACGTGAAGCTGGACTTATCCAGATAACAGAAGCAGCTGCTAAGGCAGGATTTGGTCCAGCTGTCTACATTCGACGATATGAAGAAGGCGCTAAGTTGGAGGATATCCTACAAGCCATTTTAGATGATAAAGACCTAGCAGACAGAACCAAGGCGGAGGAAGAGCTTAAAAAGCGTATCGAGGAAATGACAGCCATTGCAGAGGATAATGATCTAGCTCCTCAAAAATACGTTGACATGCTCAAGGAAGGCAAGTCCGTTTTGGATGTTATCAATATCCTACACGCAGACGCAGCTGAAATGAGACAAGCTCAAGCGGAAGCAGAACGAAACACTCAGAATCAATCCTACACCCAAAATCAGCCCGAATTTAACTCTGAAACAGTTTCAGAGGATAATCATGCCACTGAGCAAGAAAATGGTCAAAAATCGCAAAATATGGCTTCTGATGATGTGGCTAAAAAATATGGTTATCGATACCAAAATATGGAAATTATTTTCCCTGAAAAAAATATGCGTCAAGTCAAAGAGCAATTCAAGGCTATTTCTCAAGAGTTAGGGATTATTGTCCGAGTAATGCCTGAAATGGCAAGCAAGGCTGAAAGGGTGGAAATGGAATGACACAAGATTTACTTGGCAAAGATTACTATTCGGCAGCTTCTGCACGTCGCTACTGGTCCATCTCGCAATATAAGCGATTTAGAGAGTGCGAAGCACGGGCATTGGCAGAGCTGGAAGGAGAATGGGAAGACCAGAGAGATAATACAGCTCTCTTGGTCGGGAACATGGTCCACAGCTATTTTGAAAGTCCGGAAGTACATAAGAAATTTATGGATGAAAACGCAGATGCCATGATTTCAAAAGCCGGAAAGACCAAGGGTCAGTTAAAATCTGACTTCTTGGTTGGCCAGCGCATGATTGAGCGACTGGAAGCTGATAAGCAGTTCATGGACTACTATGTCGGCCAGAAAGAGGTTGCTGTAACAGGCAAAATCGAAGGCGTGGAATTCAAAGGCAAGATTGACTGTCTCAATGTTGAAAAAGGGTATTTCGTGGATATTAAGACCACGAAATCTGACATTGATAGCATGGTCTGGATTCAGGACGAAGCAAGCGGACGAAATATTCAGGTCCGCTGGTTCGAAGCTTGGGGGTATGTCCTTCAGATGGCGGCTTACAAGAAGATGCTAGAAGAGAAGTACGGCAAAGAGTTCACCCCTATTATATATGCAGTGACAAAAGAGCCGACTCCCGACACAAGAGCCATCGTTTTTCAGACTCAGGAAAAGCTTGGCTATGAGCTGACAGAGTTGTCTATGATCATCCAGCGCCTTGACAAGGTTAAAAAAGGCGAGGAGGAAGCAAAGCCATGCGGCCATTGTGAATACTGCAAATCGAAAGCGTTGAGTCAGCGTGTGGAGGTGATTTGATGAGTAAACAAGTAAAAGACATACTAGCAACTCATGACACAGGTTGTCCACACGGCATTACATTTGCTATACATCAAAACAGAGAAGAATGTATCGCGCTATTTGGCAGGTCTGGATGGCCTGGTCTCAAACCTCAATTTATTCGTTGGAATGAAAGTGTTGAAAACCAAACAACATACAAAACTGAGGAAAGCTTACTTAATGCCTATGTTTCCGATGTTAAAACAACATCGGAAGACTTTATTGTCATTCAATTATTGCCTTTTTAGGAAGACAAGATAAAAAATAACCAAAACCAACAAGCCGTGTATTCTTGTAAAACTGCGAACTAGAAAACGTCAATAAAGGTCATGTTACCTTGGACGAGCGACTGCCCGTATTTAGCCAAACTCACACAAAGGCAGTCGCGTTTTTTTAAAATGACATGAATGAAATCAAAGAAAAAGCTCTGGCCAAGTTACTAGAGGAAATGAAGAAGGACCATGGACCGGCTGAAGATGCAATCCACAATTGGATTTGTGATCAGGAAGACGAAAAACTCTTTGAAGGAGTTTTGGCCGACAAGAAATCCATCAAAGAATCTTTGAAATATTGTGCCAACCAAGCTAAGAACTTTAAGTCAGGAACTTGTGCGATGGTAGACGACTCTACTGTATTTGGCTGGGTCTATAAGTATTTTACTGGCAAAACTAAAAAGGTCGAGGCTATCCATGCGACTGTAGTAGTCGGCCAACAACCTGAAAAACCAAAATCTAAAAAAGTCAAAAAACAGAAAAATGTTATTGACGGTCAGCTCGATTTATTCGGAGAATTAGCATGACAAAAAATCAAAAAATTATTGATGGACGTTTGAAACCGCCCCAAAAATTCTTCGACTGGTGCTATTCGCAGATCCCGACCATCAAATGGTCTAACAAATCTCAAACAATTCAGAGCGACCGGACGGGTTGTATGGTCATCGAAAAACGGCTGACAAAGTCGAGTAGGTTGGATTTTTATGATAAATTTCACAGTTTTGCAATTGTTCTCGTGACTAGCAAACGGATTGAAATTCAATCTTACGGCTTCTGGTCACAATATATAAACGGCAAGCAATCTATCAGGATGCAACTGACAAACTTTGAACAGATGAGCGAAAACCAGGTTATACAATTAACTGAGAGATGCGGAGTCTACGCTCCTGGCCTGACTCCCAATTTTTCAGGTCAAGGGGCATATTCAGGAACAATATTTTTTGAGAATAATTGGGAGAATAAGATTCGAGATATTTCTGAATTGAAGTATTTAGAATTCCCTTCAGGGATGCGCTATTACCATTTGCCACACATGTATAAATACCGCTCCGAAATCGAGTTTTTGCAGAAAATAAATGCCTGGAGAATGGCCACAGATCTTGCTTATGATGTTATTGATTATGACGGATGGCATGCAAGAAAAGCGGTTGACTGCCGAGTTATCACAAAAAAATGGCTTCATGAAAATAAGCGATTTTTCAAAAATACAGATAGGTCCTTCAGAGATTATGAGCTAGAACGTCGAATCAAATCGCGAGGCGGAAAGCTTGTTCCTGGAATTGAAAAAGTCTTGACTTATCAAGATATCAACAAAATCCCGAAAGCAGCAAAAATGAACAGGTTCCAGAATTGGTTCTTAAAAAATAAAGTCAATTTTGACTACTATGTAGACTATATCAGCATGCTGAACGAGCTTGATATCCCTATCGATACCGATAATCTCATCATGCCGAAGGATTTAGTCAAAGCGCATGATAATGCGGTTAAGCTACTTATACAACATAAAAGCGAAATCGAACAGCGCAAGTTTGAGAAGCGTCAAAAGACTTTGGTCAAGTATGAGAAAGTTATTGACCAGTATCTCTTTAAGCCAGCGTATAATTCGGGAGAATTGATTCTAGAAGGAAAGGCGCTATCTCATTGTGTTGGAAGTGCTAGATATACTCAAGATCATGCAAACGGCAAAACAACAATCATATTCGTTAGGTCAAAAGATGAACCAGACAAGCCGTTTTTCACTATGGAATACCAATCAGGACGGATTATCCAAATCAGAGGCAAGCACAATTTATCGGCTCCGGAGAATATCCGGCAAGCTGCAGAACAATGGCTGGTAGAAATCAACAAAAATACAAAACACGCATAAAGGAGAAAAATAAATGCTAAATAAAATCGACATACCAGGAACAAGTATCACACTAGAAATCGTAGATAAGACCATCACGATTACCAATAAAATTGAATATGATATGCAGATGCATTTCAGAAATACGGACGCAGATACTTCTCTTGATACAAGTGGCGACGTGTTCGAGCCTCTCTATTGGCTAGACATCAGGGTAACACCGAAAACGCCGACAGAGTATCATACAAGCCTTGGAGTCAAGAGAGAAAAACGCCACTTGGCCGAACTTCAGAAATTCTTTGAGTTCATCGAGAACAACAAGCGCAATCTCTTTGACCTCTGTGGAATCAAGGGAGAGTTGCAATGAAATCTCTGACATTATCGTTAGACATTTCTACTACTGCGACAGGTTGGGCCGTATTTCACGGCTCTGACCTTGTTCAGAGTGGTGTCTTAAAACATAAAAGCAAGTCTTTCTTTGAGCGTGGGCGCTTCATGGCTAGCGAATTGCGAGCTATTCAATCAAGAGCTTTGCAGAAATATGATGAACCCTTTGAGTCAATCGTGGTCGAGAAGAACTCGGTCATGGGGCCGAATCAACAATCTATGATCAGCATCGGAATTGTGACAGGCATCATCCTTGGCCGGCTGATTGCTGACAATGTGTATTTTGTGAACGTGTCGACTTGGCGCAAGTATTGGAAGTTCAGCTACAAAGACCGTAGTAAGAAGTCAATGAAGCTGCAGGCAGTAGCTAAGGTGTCTGATGAATTTGACCTGAACGTCAAAGATGACGAGGCTGATGCGATTCTGATTGGTTCGTATTTCGTAAGTCATGGCCACGAATTTGGAGATCTGGAAAGCCATAAGATAAGTTAAAGGAGCAGGAAAATGAATAAAGAAGAAGCAAAGCAGAAATTACATAATTTAGCGTTTGCAAAATTGGACACTAAACCAGATGATTTAAAACTTGCGGACGTTATGCAGATTGTTAATCAAATTGACGAACCACAAGCAGGCCAAGCAGAGCAAGCGCCTCGTTATGTCAAGAATATACTAGCAAGATTGCGAGAATTGCCACTGCATGATCGTGAAGTTTGGCTAAAGGCCATCATGGGTGAATTTGAGAAAGATTTCAGTCATGCAAAATGGCGCGAGGGCCACGAGGTCGAGAAAGAGAAGAAATACAAAGTAGTTCTATTAAACTATAACGATGGACATTTGAATCTTGTTAATGTCAGGACTCTTGGAGAGAATATTATTTTCTTCACTAAGAAAACACAATTTGACCCAAGAAGTCTTAAACTTACAAAAGCAGAAATAATTTCTTCTGGTTTCGGCTGGGTATTCGATTGCCCAGGAATCAAGATCGAGGAGGTGAAAGATGAGTGACTTTCTAAAAGGTATTGGAGCAGTAACATTGATGTTATCAACAGCTGCAGTCGTTTTTCTTGCTATTTGCGGGCTTATTGAATGGTATTTTACATGGGTATTTTCAATTTTTCCAATCAAACCTTATTTAATACCAGTTTTGTTAGTGCATTCTTTCCTTTTTGGAGGGTTGGTATTCCTTGTAGGAAGTTTAGTTGAACTAATCGGCAAAAGGAAATCTAAAAGATAAAATCAAGGAGGTCACAGATTGAAACGAAGAAAAAGCATATCTAAAGCCACTAGACAAAAAGTTTTGGATAAATACGGTGGTCACTGTGCATATTGTGGCAAGATTTTGGATTTGAAAACTTTGAGAGTGGATCATTTGCATCCTCACTATCGAGGTGGAGAAGATAGTTTTGAAAACTATATGCCTGCTTGTTATCAATGTAATTTCTACAAATCTACTCTTCTGTTAGATGAATTCAGAGAGCAGATGTCTACCTTGCACGAGAGAATCAGTAAGCCATTTATAGCAAGACTTGGGTTAGATTATGGAATCATCAAAATCGAACCATTCAACGGAAAATTTTATTTCGAGGAGGTAACATGAGACGATTCATAGCAATCTGGATTCTTCTATCTGCTGGATTGAATATCTGGCAGATGGGCAGGATTGCAGAACTAGAAGAAAAGCGCCCGATTGTAATCTACAAAGCAGATAACAAAGGCGCAGAAATTAAAGGTAAAGTCGTCCACAAGGAGAAAATTGGCGACATGCACACAATCACTATTAAAAATTATGGCATTTTCGTAGTCACGCAAACAAGCTACGAATCTTTAAGGATTGGAGACGAGGTGAGATTATGAAACTCAAATTTAGAGCGTGGTATGTGTTGGCAGAAGAAATGATTGACGAAATACTGATGATTTCATTCGTTAGAAAAGAAATCATAGGGAAGTTTAGCGACGGTTCTACATCGGTTCCGTTAAAGTTTGAAGATAAGCGAAATGGAGAAGATGTTGTCCTCATGCAATCAACAGGACTTTTTGACATAAATGGCAAGGAAGTGTTCGTCGGTGACATCGTTAAATGTACAAGAGGATGTCTCCATGAAGTGTATTTAGAAAAAGAATACGGTGGTACATTCATAGGCGGCATGCCTGCAGTTTATCTAAAAGGATTGAGTGAAGGATATGCGTGGACCGGATATGAGGAAATCATCGGCAACGTCTATGAAAACAAGGAACTTTTGGAGGAGAAGGAGTGAGATATTTTAAAATCCTATGTATTGTTTTATTCGCATCCTTACTCGTAGCATGTCACCAGATTTCGAGTGGGACAGTGGTAGATAAGTACATTGATGAACCTCACACAACGTTCATACCTGTTATGAATGGTAAAAGTTCGGTACTTGTGCCAACCAGAACCAAAAGAAAATATATTCTGGTCGTTTCAGGATATGCAGGTAATAAGCAAGTTGAAGAAACATTTGAAGTGACAGCTGAGGAATACAAATACTATGAAATTGGCAATACTTTTATACAAGATGCCGTTTTAGAGAATAAGGAAGGGGATAAACAATGAGACCAAAAAGATATCCGTATTCAGGAAAAATAAAAAAGCAAGAAAAGCCTTCTGATGTGACTTTACCCGATTTAGTCGTTTTACCTAACGTTTCTTTTAGAAAAGAACTAATCAAACATGTCTACACGGTCACTAGATATCATGATGGCTGTACAATCATTCGTTTCAGAATTCCAAGATTTTTAGGAGCATACGATGAGCAAAGGGTCGAAGTAAAACTTAGCTATGAGGAAACCCTCAAGATACTAAATAGCTATTAAAACAAAAAAGCCAAGACACTCTCTGTCTCAGCTAATAGTTATCGCACAGACTATTATATCACAAAGGAGATAGAGAGTGAAGGCTAAAGAGCTCTTGAAAGAGTTGCAGGATCTAGACATGGACATCCAAAGCCGTATAGATGAAATCAATGAGCTTGAGGCAGGTTTGCTCTCAAGCCCTAAGTGGTCAGATGTCAAAGTCCAAGGCGGACAGACTAGAAAAGTTGACGATGTCTATACTCAGCTTGTAGTGATGAAAGAGGCTATAGAACAGGATACCAAGGAAGTTATTAACAGAAAGCTTGAATTAGGTAGAATGATCAATAGGCTTAAAAATCCAAAAAGAAGGTCTGTCCTTAGAATGACTTACATTACTAAGACCTACATTGAGGATATTTGCGACAATTTGAGAATAAGTAAGGCAACTTATTACAGATTACGCAAACAGGCTGAGTCTGAACTAGAGGAGACTATCATAGACAAAGTGAGCTAAAGTGAGTGCGCATGAAGTCTAAAATCTGTTAAAATGGTAGTATCAAGAATT